TGGCGAAATTGCTACGAATTTATTTGCAATTATCGCAGCAATAAAAGGAATTTCTTTAGCTTCAACGCTGCTCGGAGCTTTAACAAACCCGCTTGGGACAATATTAATTCTCGTTGTAGCATTGGTTAGTTATTGGGAAAAATGGCAAGCTATGGTAGAAAGTTTCTGGGACAGTTGGGGCGGATTAGCTCCTAAAAATCAGAATACATACGAAGAACAGAAACAAAGATATATCAACGAAGGCTGGCAATTTAGCGCAAACGATGACGTTATCGGCATTCCTAAAAACATGCAGCGCGATCCGTTACTAAAATCAGTAACAATTCCAACTATACAGGAAGAATTAAAAAAATTGCGTGATGATAAATTTGTTCCGGCTAATGAAGAAGGCCGGTATCACATCTGAAAGCGTAAATTCCTCAATACCCGAAGTACTAAGAAACCTCACGGTCGATAACAAAATTCAAGTGCAGCTTTCCGGCGTTCCTTTTACTGTAGAACTTGACAGCGAACCTATTTTTAACAAGATTTTGCAGCTTCAAGAAACTCACTCGATCAAACAGGGAAGAGGCGATATTGAATGAGACGCAATAGGACAGAGCAACAGGGCGGGCTTGTTGATGTAGACACAGGCGAGCGCGTTATGTTTGATTTTAATCCCGATACTATTCAGGATGACAAAGGTACGGAATTTGCCGAGATCAGCATTCCCGGCATGAGCCACCCGCGTTTGCAATTTACAAGCGGAGGATCAAGAACTTTATCGTTTACTGTTTATTTGCATTACGGAGAAACCGTAAGCGTTCCTGATATGATAAGACGGCTTCAATCGTGGCTTTATCCTGAATATGAGGCCGGACAGCTCGATAAAGCACCAGCTAAATTGTTATTGGTATTCGGGGATACGTGGCCGGACGAGTTATGGCTTCTGCGTTCATGCAACATAAGCCGGAAACGTTTTGACAAAAATTTAGAATGTATACTTGCGGAAGCTGCTATCGAACTTGTCGAATATATCGATGAAAGCCGGAGCGCGGAAGAGTTTAGGGGTGTTTAACTATGAGTGAATTAAAATCTTCAAGCCGTTATAACTGGTCGGCACTGTATTTAGACAGCAAAAACGGCGATTTTTTCGGAACTCGGCAGCCTCTGAATTTGCGCGAAGATCCGAGCGACATGTTTCACATCGTTGCGGAATTTAACAATATCGGAAATCCGCTCGAAATCCCGGCCGGAACTACTTTAAGAATACCAAGCTATTCAAGAGTGCAAATGAAGGTTTTAAGCTGAACATACGGGCTCGGAATGATCTTCAAAAAATTTTTCAGGAAAGTCCGGGAAGTTTTGCAGCAACTGAAATAAAAAGCGATTTTGTCGTTATAAATGTAATAATAAAGAAGCAGCTCTGCTTTGATAAAATTCAGAACTGCTTCATGGGAAAATTTTATCAGAAACTTACAAATTTTCAAGGAGTTAAACATGCAGTACGGAGATATTATTGAGTTAGGACGACACCGTTTAATGTGCGGGGATTCTTGCAAGCGCGAAGATATTGATAAACTGATTGAAGGATACAAAATTGATTTTATTCTCACCGATCCGCCGTATGGTATGAAAGCACAGCATAAAGACGGGCGCGTGGGGGGAGGAAGTATCTCGTCTTTATCAGAAAAACGTCTTAGGCCTGACTTAATAGTACCGTCTCAAAAATTCCCTTTATTAATCGGCGATGATAATCAGGATACAGCGCGGATAAACTACGAGCTAACAAAGGATTTAACGAAATATCAAATTATCTTCGGCGGACAGTATTTTGCGAATTTTTTACCCGTCAACGGAGGCTGGATATTCTGGGATAAACTAAACGGAGCATCAGATTTCAGCGATGGTGAGCTCGCGTGGCGGTCATGGGGAAAGAAAATTTGTAAATATTCTCATAAATGGAACGGTGTTTGCCGTGCAGGAAGTCAGAAATTAAACGGTAAAAGACGCTGCCACCCGACGCAGAAGCCCGTAGAGTTATTAGCAAATATTCTTGAAGATTTTTGCGTAAAAGACGGGATAGTTTTAGATTGTTTCGGAGGCTCGGGAAGCACGCTGATAGCTTGCGAGATAACGGGCAGAACTTGCCTGATGATGGAATTATCTCCCGAATATTGCGATATTATCGCGGAAAGATACAAAAACGTGAAAGAAAATTATTCAATATCATGATAAACACATACGCACCGATTTTTATCGTCGAAATAGGCGACTACGAAGAAAACGAAAAGGAAATGGACGAGCTGAAAATCACAATTACTAAAGGCGACTTAGCATTCATCGATAATCCTTTGTTACAGGAAGGCAAAGAAATACGCGTCCGCTGGGGCTATTTGGGCAATCTTTCAGATGTAAGAACATGCACGATAAAAGCGATAAACTATTCATTCAGCGAGGACGGCACGGTAAAAATGGAAATTTCGGCCTACGACAAACGGCATAAATTAACGGGGCGCGCTCCGCGTCAATGCTGGAAAGATAAGAAAATATCTGAAATTGTTCAGGATATCGCAAAGAAACATAACTTAAAAGCCGTTATAGAACTTGACGACGACATGACCTACGAATTTTTAAGTCAGGGAGCAAAGAACGATTTACTATTTTTGAGCGAGCTTGCAAAAGACGCAGGCTGCTCCGTTTGGGTAGTAAATGACGAGCTTTATTTCAAGCCGAATAAGGTCGAAGAGCCTGTTTATAAATTCAGATACCGCGAAGATCAAGACGGCTATTTGCGGTATTTCAAAATTTCAAGCAAAGCTGAACGCTCGAAAGGACAGCGGATAAAAACTACGGCTGCAGGCGTTGATCCGCTAAATAAAAAGCCAATCAGCGAGGAAGTTACACAGGGAGATTAGTAAAAAATGGCGTTAGTATCATTGAAAGACGGCAGAATTATTGAGCAGACTAAAGAAAACGAAACTAAATTAACCGAGAACGCGGACGAAACAGGCAAGATAATTTCAACACCGGCTCAAAATAGCAAACATGCAGGGCATTTAGCAAAAGGACAAGTAAAATCTTCCGCAATGCGGGCAATAGAAGCAGAAGCCGAAACAATCGGACTTCCGTATCTCAAAGCACGCGACACAATCACAATCGAGAATATAGGCGAAAAATTCTCGGGAGATTGGAGAATTACTAAAGTTATTCACAAGATCTCGAAGTCCGGCTATACGTGTTCGCTAAGTCTTGCTAAAAATAATTTCGGAGGCAAGAGCAGTCAAAAAGCTATTTCAGCACCGAAGGCCGGAGCTAATACACAAAATAGCAGCGCAACGCCCGTAAACGAAGTAAAATCATCCGGGACAAACAAGCCCAAAATGGTAACTGTAGACCTGAATAAAGGAGAGATAATGAAATAAAAATGGCTGATAACAACGAGTTCAGCGGTTTAATACGCGGTTTTGTTGCGGATAACAACGACCCGCTTAAATTAGGGCGTTTGAAAATCCGTATCGAAGCAGCATACGGAGCTCAGGCTGTCGAGAATTTACCGTGGGCGTGGCCGTGCTTTCCTTACGGCGGAATGAGTGAAATGTGCAGCTTTGCCGTTCCTGAAATAGGCGCGGGCGTTTGGGTAATGTTTCAAACTAAAGACGGCCGTCCTGATACAACTTACCCGGTGTGGCTCGGCGTATGGCAAGCTCAAAACGAGACGCCGTCCGAAGTTCAAGACGCTGTGAATTACAAAGAATTTAAGACAAAGGCCGGGCATTATTTGTTATTTTGTGACAAACCCGGCGAAGAATTTACCGAAATACGGGACAACAACGGCAGTTATATTTTGATGAAAGACGGCAATATCGAGATCCATGCCGTTAAGAATATCAAGCTGACTGCTGAGAGAATAGACTTAAATTAGCATGAGGAGAAATTTTTAATGATTAATTTATTTTGTGCAATTCTTTTAATTTTTACGGGAACTCAAATATTTTTATACTTTCAGTCGCCGATAGCTGCAGCAGTGAACTTAGTTTCGCTATGCTTTATGTTTTACTTGACCGATGACATCAAGATAGAATTAGATAAATTCGAGAAAGAAAAAGCTGATAGCGACAATGATAACGACAGCGAAAATTAAGGAGAGATTAAGATGACGGAAAAAATTTTATTGCTAATGCTTTTTGTAAACATCGTCGGACTTTCCGGCGCAATCTACTTTATTTACTGCATCTGCGAACGCAAACATCAGGAAACACTAAGGCAGCTATGGAATTTTGAACACTACATAGAAGAATATATACGCAGCGAGCGTCAAAAATGCCTGCAGCAGCAAGATTAGGCGATATTTGCACCGGCCACGAATGCTGGCCTCCGCGCGAAAATATACAAGGAAGTCCTAATGTATTTGTAAATAAAATTCCGTGGCACAGACAGGGCGACGCTTGGAGCGTTCATTGCTGCACTCACGCGGGCATGCCTCACGGTTGTCATGACAGCGTTTTACAATCTGGAAGTTCGAGCGTTTATGTAAATGGTAAACAGGCCGGACGGATCGGCGACCCGGTAGCTTGCGGAAGCAAAGTCGCGACAGGAAGCGGGAATGTTTACGCAGGATAAAGGAGTTAGGAACGCGGCAATTAAAACGGGTATTTTGTGAAAAATTCATGCAGCGTTAAAATCTCGATGTCGTCAAAGTTTTTGACAGCTAATAAATCTTTATCGCCGCTTACTATGTAAATGCAATGCCCGTCTACAGCGCACTCAATGAATTTGTTATCATCAGGATCACGACAAACCTCAATTCGGCTTGTCGGCGTAATTTTTACCATATGCCTAATGATTTCTTCGAGTTGTATTATTGGCATTTTGTCAGGATATTTTGATAAAAATCTCTGAAAAATTTCGCGGTATTCATCGAGAATTTCATCAGATACACACGCGCTAAAAACGCCGTTTTGCAGTAATTTCACACACTCAAAAGGCTGTCCGCCGAAGAAAATAGCAGAGATGATAATGTTAGTATCGATTACTATTTTCATTTTTTGCTAATTCCTCCGCTCTTTTTTCCGCACGTGCCTGCAAAACAAGCTCCATAACTTCGACTGGTACGCCCACAGCTCGACGGCGTGCCTCACGTTTTATCTCGTCTGAGATAGGTTTTTCACTTACGAACATAAAAATCGCTCCTTTTTTGCTTGGGATATTAAAAATAATTTTAACACGGAGGGAAAATAATGTGAATTACAGCGGAATATCTTACCCCTTAAAGTCAGGCGGCAGAGGGCTTTTTGACGTAAAGAGCGGTATAGAATTAATCAAAGGCAACATCATACAAATTTTAGGAACTCGGCGAGGGCAGCGCGTTATGTTGCCTGAATTCGGATCGCGGATACTTGAATTTATCAACGAACCTTTAGATGAAATCACGTGTGCTTTGCTGCGTTTCGAGCTAATTCAAGCGATACAACGCTGGGAGCCGCGAATTATTTTAGATAAAAAAAGAACGGCGGTAATTCCGTATCCGTCAGAGTTTAGAGTTCAGGCGGATTTGTTTTACTACATGAAAGTGTACAGGCAAACACAAAACCTTATTTTGGAAATCAATAGAAAGGACGGTGTAAACTTATGGCAGGACTGAAACGCTTCAAATATACCGACAAAGATCACGCTAATATCGTTGCGGATTGCATAGAAAGAATAAAGCAGGTCTACGGCGAAGCTTACTGGAACGATTTTGAAGAAGACAACGCCGGTGTAATGCTAATTGAGGCATTCGCTTACGTTACGGATTTGTTACTATTTTATCTTGACAGACAGGCTAATGAAACTTACTTGCCGACTGCTCAGGAACGTCAGAACTTAATCAATATTTGCAAATTAGTCGGTTATGTTCCTAAAAATGCAGTGTCGGCGCAGGCTGAAATAAAAATTTCGATTGACGAGCCTCACGCTTCGGATATTACGCTCCCGGCAAAAAGCCAGTTAAGCACTAACGGCGGATTGATTTTTGAAACTTTAGACAATGCCGTAATTAAAGCCGGAGAGTTATTCGCGACAGTAAACGCGCTCGAGGGCGAAACTTACACCGATAATATAGGGATTTCAGACGGAAGCAAATACCAAGAATTTTATATAAATCGATCCGGAATTGTAGAAATTCAGGAAGTTTTGATTAATAATGAGGCCTGGAAATACGTCGATAGCTTCGTTGAATATGAAGAGAGCGACAAAATTTACTCGGCCGAAATTGACGCTTGGCAGCGCGGAAAAATTTCATTCGGAGACGGCAAAAACGGCTCAATCCCTGAAAAAAACGCAAGAATTTCAGTAACCTACAGGGTCGGCGGAGGCATTAACGGCAACGTCGCTCCTAATACAATTACCAGCGTCCGCGATATTGCCAAAGACGCAGACGGCAACACAATCCCCGTAAAAATTACTAATGAGGATTGGGCTTCCGGAGGCAGCGAGCCTGAAAGCATAAATCATATAAAACTGTATGCTCCGCGTTATTTTAAGACACAAGATAGATGTGTAACTGAGGACGATTACGAAACTTTTGCGATTTATTACGGCGGAATTGCAAAGGCAAAGGCTATAGTCCGGGAACGCTCCGGCGAGGCAAATGTAATTAGAATTTATGTTCTAAGCTACGGGCAAAAAAATAATACCGTTGCAGTTCCGAACGACGCGAAATGGGCGAGGCTCTGAGAATTTCTGACGTTTACGCAATAATTGACAATATCGAGGGTGTCGATTATGTTGAACTCACAGCTCCGGCTGAAACTGTAAACGCTGAAAGCAACGAACTGCTTATTTTAGGCAGCATAGATTTTACTTTTAAGACCGTAAACAATGGCAGCAGCGGAAAGAATATCTGAAATAATTCCCGGCTTATACTACAAAGAGCCTAACGGTCTAATCAATTTTATTCAAGCCCTCGATGTAGAAATTTCAGATATTGAAAAGCAAATTTCAGGGCTAACGGACTTAATTAACGTTGATAAATGCCCGGACGACAAATTAGTATATCTTGCAGCTTTGACGGGCTGTCCTTTGATCGGAACTGATCCCGTATTTTGGAGAAGGCAAATAAAAAGCTGGCCGGACGTACTAAAATTAAAAGGAACTAAACGAAGCCTCGAACTCGTCCTTAGCACAATCGGAGCTGAAAGCTGGAATATTAGCACATATTTCAGGGACGCAAACGGGAATTATATAACACAAAAACCAGACGGCGAGCCTTTTCAAGACGCTAAAGGAATTTGGAGAAATTCACGCACTCACTACTTCGGGATCGAGCTTTTCTTAAGCAAAGACTTCGTTGAACGCGAAAATTACAGCTGGGATTTTGACGAAATCAAAGAAAAATTAAACTTTTGGATAGCTAACGGCAAACCTTTTCACGCGGAATTACTGAATTTTTCAATCTATCCGCCGTCTTTATTGCCCGATGATCACATATGCCGCTGGGATTTCTGCACGTGGGAACACTTCACGCCGCGAATTTACGATTGGGGCTTATTAACGCCGGACAGTCCTTTATTTGACGATAACGCTGTGATTAAAAGAGTTTTCGAGCGAAATTCTCACTCAATACACGATACAGCTTTCTGGAACGTCAACGCTTGGGATTGCGTACCGGTTAGGTTACTTCAAGCCGGATCATGCACAGAAAACGCGATTATAGCCAATCTCGAATGGGGCGAAGGCGAAAACGCTTTATTATTCCCCGCGCTATGGGACAGCTCGCAATGGGACTATGCAAGCACTTTTGCACGCAGTATCGGAAGCAGAATTGAAAGAACTATCGGAGCGGATTATGATTTAGACAACGTTTCGCAATTTACGCGGGCGTTAGCTGAACACAAAATTTTATACGACGTCCGGCCTCGCTGGGATTTGCAAACGTGGCAGGATCACGGTAATTGGAGCGACGATTTCGCTGAAAATATTTCCGGCTTCTTTAGAACTCATCGGGATTTTAGCGCGGACTTTAGCAGCGTAATTAATTCCAGATGGAGCAAAAATTTAACGTGGCTGACAAATAAAACTTGGCAAAATGCTACAACAGAAAAAATTTGTACTTGGGAAATTAAATCATGGGAGGAAAATTTATAAATGGCTGTATTAACTTATTCGGCGCGAACTAAATTAGCAGAATATCTAAAGTCGCGCCCTTTGTATTTAGCTATCGGGACAGGCTCGCAGGAATGGGGAGAAATCCCGCCGTCGCCTGATTATGAGGCCGTAGCTCTTAACAATGAGATAGGGCGCAAGAAAATCACGCGGGCTTATTTCGTAAATGAAGACGAAAACGGAGAAATTGACATGCCGGGCGGTCAGCGTTACTCTTATTCCGAAACGCCGACCCGGCAAATTTATTTGCATTTCATGTTTGACTACGGAGAGGGATTATCAAGCTCAATTAGGGAAATAGGCGTGTTTATGGACACTGAAATTAAATCAGGCTTGCCCGAAACACAAACTTATTTTGTACCTGAAGAAATCGAAAATCCCGGAACTTTGATTTTACTTGAACATCTTGAAACACCCGACACCTTCACGCCTAACAAGAAGGGAAGTTACGGAACTATCTTAACAATTTAGCAGGAGGTGAAAACTATGACAGCAGACGAATTTAAGCAGCTTATGAACTCGCCTAATTTTTACGATAGATACGACAAAAATAAAAATTGGGATTATATCGGCGTAATGGCGGGGCGGGCTATGCAGTCAGCTGAATTTAACGAAATACAACACATTATCGAAGACAAAATTAAATCTATCGGCAACGCTTTGTATTCAGACGGCACAATCATTGAAGGCTGCGCAATTTCTTACGATACTACAAACAAAACAGCTAAACTCGAAGCGGGGCGGGTCTTCATTGACGGATTAGTTTATGACGTTGAAGCTGCTTCGTTACCTATTCCGGACGATTTAGAACACGTTCAGGCCGGAATATACAAAATTTCAACATGTTTAACCGAAGCTCAGGATAACAGCCTATTTGATCCCGCTAAAGGCACTCCGCAATACCACATGCCCGGCGGTTACAGAATTATCACAAAGGCCGTTTGGGGTTTAAGCAGTGACGGGAATGACGCTCCTTTTTTCCCTGTCTACGGAGTTTCGGGCGGCGAAATGGTTACGCAGTTACAAGAAAAAGTTTCACCTGAATACTTAGACGCGCTCGCAAGATACGATGATCACGCTCATGGGCATTACGTAGTTTCAGGGCTTCGAGTTACTGCACTTGAAAGTAATTTACCCGGCAAGCAAGTATTTACAATTTCCGAAGGCGAAGCTCACATCAACGGTTACGAGGCTTATTTATCTCATTCCGTGAGGCTTATCGCTGACGAAGAGCCGAATTTAGCTGACGTAAAAGCAGAAGCTCACCCATTTAACGCTGCAACAGGCGGAACGGATACAATCAAAGTAAGCCATTCGCCTATGGAAGAATTGAAGCAGATTTTAATCACGAAGGAGCGCACTGTTACGCTAACACACGGCGGTTACACAGGCTGCACGGACGAGTTGCCTAATACTTCGGTCTTTGAGATTGTTGACGTACATCAAGGCAGCTTAGTCTTCGTTCAGAACACAGATTTTCACTTTGCTAACGACAAAATTAACTGGTCTTTACAAGGCGAAGAGCCTGCACCGTATTCGACGTACTCTATAACTTACAGATACAGAACGACCGTAGACGCTGACGAAAGCGACACGGAAAATATTACAATTACCGGAGCTGTCCAAAATTCGCTGATTGAACTTGATTATAGCTACAGAATGCCGCGAATAGATTTAGTCGTGATGTACAAAGATCAAAGTATCGGGATCGTTCGCGGAGTTGCTCATAGATACGCGCCTGTTACGCCTGCGACCCCGCCGGAAGCTATTTGCCTTGCCGAAGTCGCTCAAAATTGGAAAGGTTTACCAACTGTTACGAACGTTGCAACACAGCGCGTTCCTGTTGATACTCTGAACTCTATGCGCCGTCAAATTCAGGATTTATATAGCCTCGTTGCAAAAAATGAACAGCGTTTTGATGCAATGATTAACGCTCCGACGAGTGCTTATAATGTTTTCGTAGATCCGCTATTTGACGACGATATGCGCGATAAAGGCATTGAACAAACTGCTTTAATTGCCGGTCAGACTTTGCAGCTTCCAATGGAATGCGCAATCATAGAAACGCAGCTAAACCATGAAGCCGTCTTAGATTATGATAATGAGGCCGTGATTAATCAGCCAATGCACACTAAATCAATGCAGATTAATCCGTATCAAAATTTCGAGCCGTTACCTGCAGTTGTCGAATTAAATCCCGCTGTTGACCGTTGGAGCGACACAATTACTCAAACAGTTGTAAGCGGCGGAGGCAACGCAAGCAGATTTTCAGGAAGTACGTCAACGACCGAAGAAACTCAAGCAAATTTAAGGCAAATACAAATTAGCGTTCATGCTACAGGTTTTGGATTTAACGAAGCTGTAAAAATTATTTTTGACGGCGTTGAAGTTCCATGTTCAGCTACGAACGCGGACAGCGAGGGAATTTTTGACGGAGTTTTTACAATTCCGGCTGGTATACCTTCGGGAATTAAACTTGTCGAGCTTCAAGGCGATCACACAATCGGCAGCGCGTATTTCACAGGCATTCATGAAACTAAAACCGTTGTGAATTACTATGTCAGATACTATTACAATCCCGACCCGTTAGCGCAAAGTTTCACGCTCAGCGAGGCGAGGCAAATTTCAGGCGTTGACTTCTGGCTCGAAAATAAGGGAACATCTGAAATCCGTATCGAAATCCGCGAAACTGATAACGGATACCCTACCTCAAACGTTTTAGCAAGCTGCAGAATTAAGCCCGGAGATCTCACGGCTAAGGCATGGAACAGAGCTATTTTTGAAACTCCTGCGTTCCTAAATGCCAATACAGAGTACGCGGTCTCACTCATGACAGACACTTCGGATCATACGGTCGGAATTGCAGAGCTCGGCGACTGGGACAGCGACACGGGCTGGGTACGTTCGCAGGCTTATTCGGCGGGCGTTTTATTCTCGAGCTCGAACGCTTCAACGTGGACACCTCATCAAAACGCCGATTTAGCTTTCAAACTATTAGGCGCGGATTTTTCGGGAAATTCTAAGACAATAAATTTAGGAACTTACGACTTGACCGGAGTTACGGACGTTATGCCGCTCGCAGAAGTTGAAAGCACAAGCTCAGATACTTATGTTACGTTCATACTAAAACAAAATGACGTTGAAACTGCCCGAATGCAGGCATGGCAAGCTATACCGTTTAACACGATTTTAAGCGGCGAATACACGCTCGAAGCTGAATTAACCGGCAGCGCAAAATACTCGCCCGTCTTAGGAAGATACCCGCAATTAGTTACGGGCAAAATTGCAATTACAGGCGATTATGTTTCGCGCGCGTTCAGTTGCGGACAAAATAAACGCGTCATGGTTACAACAGACGAATACTCACCGCACGGATCAGCAATAGAAATTTTTGTCCAAACAGGCGAAGAAACCTGGACAGCTGCCGGAGAAATTAGCAGCAACACCGAATTAGGCGACGGATGGGTACGCAGAGTAAGATTTGTAAATTGCGGAGAAGCTACGGCAAGAGTTAAAATCGTTCTGCACGGCTCGGCAAGCGCAAGACCTTTAGTACAAAATATAAGCGCGGTGGTCTTAGATGCATGACGATAGAACTTCGCGGGGCTGGCCGCTGCCCTATAAATCAAATACCTTAGCGGAAGACGTTGAAAGAATTAGAGCTGCATTCAATCTGATTGACGCTGAACTTTCCGGGCTCGAAACAAATTACGGAACATTAAGCACTCGAATTAGCACGCTCGAAAATAGCATAGATACACAAATTAACGAGAAAATCGCGGCTCTTGAGACTAAATTAAACGAGCAAAATATACTCGGAAAATTAGGCTTCTATATCGATGAAGACGGAGATTTAGCTCAAGATCCTGATCACGTAGATACCGGCGGAGATACTCCGAGCACTCCTGATACACCGACAGATCCGCTGGATAATACAGAGCTTACTACTTCAGAAGACGTCCAGGAATTACTGGACGAATTATTCCCGCATTAAATGCCGTTAATCACCGGCTTTAATGAATAAATATTTTAATCTTAGGAGGACATACAAATGTCTAATTACAATGTTAATAGCGTAGTACAGTTTGGCCGCCTTGTTGAATTCGGACAGGGCATCAAAACAGAGCTCGACGCAATGAAAGCGGTATCAGCTTCCGCTATCAAATACGTCAGCGTCGCGAACAACACAGTCAGCTTCTTCACAAGCGAAGACGGCACAGGCGCGGCGGCTTTCTCGTTCAATTTCCCGAATGAGTTAGTACTTGATCAGCTCAAAACACAATTTGTTCCTAACTTCGTCTTCAACGCCTCAACCTACGCAGGCGCGACCGACCCCGAATTAACAGGCAAACCCGTTTTAGTTATCGCTATCAAAGATACTAACGCCGCAGGAACTGTTACAACAAGCTACAGCTTCCTCAACATGGAGACTTTAGTTGATGTCTACACAGCCGCCGATAACTCAATCAACGTCAACGGCTACACAATCGCCGTAAAAATCAGCGCGACCGCAGGCAATCACTTAACACTCGGTGCAGACGGCCTCATGGTAGACGTTTCCGATAAAGTCGACAAAGTAGCAAACGCCACAGCAGGGAACATCGCAACTTTGACTGCAAACGGCGGAATTGCCGACAGTACATACGGCTTCGCTACCACAGCAAACGTTACCGAATTAATCGGCGAATTATTCCCGAGCGCGTAACAGACCTATCTTTTAATAAAAGCCCCGTCTTAACCGGCGGGGTTTTATCTTACAAAACGGAGGTAAAATGTTTTGACGATACCTTCTAACCGTGCTATTTTATTGACGCAAGCACAAAGCCTTTTACAGGCTTCTAAACAAAATACCAACGAAAAATTTTCGGAGTTCAACGACGCCCTCTTAGAGGCGCTCACGGGTTTATCCGACAGAATTACAAATTTAGAAAATAATTCAGGCTCAGGCTCAGGATCAGCTGCACAGTCAGGCTCGCAAGTTTTAGCTTTTTACTTAGACAGCAGCGGCAACGTTTGCCAATGCTTGGGCAATGTTGATAGAAATTTTTACGTTCCTACCGGCATGTTCACCGTAGATAATGACGGCGACTTATGTCAGGTCATAGAGGACGAAGAAGAGGAGAATATATAAACCATGACTACAACTTCTACTTACAAAGTTGCAAAAGATGACACGCTGCAATCGATACTCACAGCCTCGCAAACTTTAGCTAAAGACGCAAGTTTACAGTCGATTTTGACACAAGTTCAGGGCATTTCGTCAATCGACACAAAACTTTCAAATTTACTCACGAAGGCCGGCGAAATTTACGACAAAATAGGCACAGGCTCAAGTTCAGCTGCGGATGTAAGTACTTACGCACAAATTCACAATAAAGCGTATCGCGGATCATATTTAGGCGAAACTATTACGGCTGCTCAAAGCAACGCGATAGCTACAGGAACGTTCGAGGATCTTTACCCCGGCAACTATTGGGAGAAGGAAATTCGATACTACGACGCGTACGGCACTGCAATAACCGCAACCGTCCGAATGTTGATAGCAGAGTGCGACCCGTTCTTAGGCAAACGCACAAACCAACACCACGTCGCAGTCGTTCCGCAATGGAATTTATACAACGCGAAAATGTACGATTCTAACATTACAACTTACGGCTATTTCGGCTCGAAGATGTATACGGATTATTTAGCGGGCGCGGAGGAGGCTTTCAGAGTATTTTTCGGCAGCGAACATATCTGCACGTACAAATTAACTGTTACAAACGCAAGCGACGGCACAGCGGCAAATACCACTTGGCTCGAAGTTACAAACAGAGTTTGCGACCTAATGAGTATCTATCAGGTTGTTAATACGCACGCGTTAACTAATGCAAATTTGCCGAAAGATGACGAGGCTACGCAGCTTGCACTGTTCAAACTGCAGCCGGAATTTATTAAACTGCAAACTTCAAGCGCCAGTGCCAACGCTGTAAACTACTGGCTGCGCGATTTGTATTCGTCTGCGAACTTTGTCCCTGTGGATACTTCCGGTGCTGCTGTCAGCTACGGCAACGCGAGCCGTACTTGTGGCGTTCGTCCGCTTGCCTTGATCTATTAATCTAAAATCAACGCAGGCTTGTCCTGCGTTGCGAATTTTGGAGGCGCGAATTTGCCTAAAAATAAAAATGAAAGTTTCGCAGCATTGCGCGATGCCGTGATTATTCGAAAAAGAATAACGGCAGCATTAAAATTTTTGTCGCTGCACGCTCAAAAACGGTATGAAAATCTAATTTCAACAGATCCGGCTGCTGACGAAGAAAAATCGAAGTTAAAAGAAGCAGTGCGGGCTGAACGCTTCAATATCTGGCTCGTGAAACAGGAATGCCGTACAGTTGCAGATACAGCTGCGGAGCTTACCGGCAGCCTTCGGAGCGCGAATACAATTTATCCGTCTTACATGAGCGAATTCACGGAGCGCAGAAATTATATGAACAAGGCATTAGCTGCTTGCAACGTTTTACAGGACGAATTGCAGTTCATAGCCGACGCTGTGTATGCAGACAAAAATAAATTTACCGCGCTTGCATTAGATATTGAGGCATTATTCAGGAAAATTAAAAGCGTAAGACAAGCTGATAACCGCTTCTTGAAAAATATCAAGAGCGTTTAATCAAAAATTTAGGGTATGCCTTGAACGACTACGAACTTTGCCTATGTGAATACTTCCGGTGCTGCGAGCAACAACAACGCGAGCAATACTAATGGCGTTCGTCCGATTCACTTTCTGCACAAATTGGGCAAAAGATCCCGCGTGCAGATTAAGGGAAGGAAGGCGTATCCTTTCAGGCGTTTCGACCTGATAAATGCTAACCGTCTAAGCGCAGTTACGACTGCAGTTTTAGAGCTATAAACTCAGGCGGTTTTTGTGATTTTATTATGATTTTTACAGATGCAAATACAATTTACGAAGCTGTACGCAGAACTGTAAAGGGCAGCGATAAAGATAGGTATTCAACGCAACTATATCAGGTTAATACTCTGCTTTATACGGCAATGCTGCAGCGCGCTTTGAGTGAAGGGAGCTATAAGCCCGTTCGCGGGGATAGTTTTGTACTTTCAGAACGCGGAAAGACCCGTTTTGTTACCAATAACACAATGGCCGACAAGGTCGTTAATCACATAGTTTGCGACGAAATTTTGACGCCGACGCTGTCGAAGTTTTTAATTTGCGACAACGCAGCCTCGCAAAAAGGCAAAGGCGTCAGCTTCTACCGCAAGCGTTTTGAGCAGCATTTACGGGATTATTTCAGGCGTTACGGTACAAACGAAGGATTTATTTTGCTCGGGGACTTCTCCGGCTACTACGCTAATATCAGGCACGATAAATGCTTAGAAGTTTTGGCGCATTTCTTGAAGCGTTCAGATTTACCCGTTGAAGATTTGCGTAAAGTTTGGGATATTTTGACGGGAATTTTTCAGACCTTCCGAATAGATGTCAGCCGATTTTCAGACGAAGAGATTAAAGCTATGTATGCACAAAAAATTGATACCATGATGAATTTCGGCGTTGATAAAAGTTTGCTTACGGGTGAAAAATTTCTCGGCAAGGGCATTGACATCGGCAATCAAACCTCGCAGAACATTGGAATAATTTTCCCGTACCGTTTCGACAACTACGCAAAAATCGTAGCTGCTATCAAAGGTTACGGACGATATACCGATGATTTTTACACAATCGCGAGGGATAAAGATACGCTGAAAAAATTGCTTGAAAATCTTAGAGCTATAGCAAAAGAATACGGGATCATCATAAACGAACGCAAGACAAGAATTGTAAAACTCTCAGGATTTTTCCGGCATTTACAAAACGGATATTCGCTCACGCAGACCGGACGGGTTATTTGTAAAATAAATCCGAAGTCTATTACCCGCGAACGCCGTAAACTCAAGGCTTATAAGCGGCTTTTAGACACAGGCCGGATAACATACGGCGAGATAGAAAATATTTATAAAAGCTGGATTTGCGCTAATTATAAGCGTATGTCGCACAGACAGATTTATAATATGACGCAACTATTTACAGAACTTTTCAGGAGGAAAATTAAATGGCGAAAACATTCACGGTTACGTTATCTGACGGAACACAGCTCACCGAGTTGGAATTAAACGGGAACAATTTTGTAAGCACGAGCGAAATTACGGCCGGGACTTTTGACGGCAAATTAAGACACGTAGCTATTTCTTGCAGCGATGAAAATTTCAGCGACCGTTACGGTCTTGTCGGCGAACATGACAATATGGAATTGATAAACCTGCAGCATTACGACGCTGAACAGGCTGCAAAGTACGGGATTAAAGAAGGCTGGTATTTTGTACTTCGCGAATTAACGCCCGAAGAAATTTACAAAATAAGCACTGACGCACGCATAAGCTATTTAGAAATGATAACGGAGGCGTAACGGTTAGGGGTTAGGGTTGAAAATCCGCGCTAATGTGAGATAATCGCCTAAAAATTTTAGGAGGTATCATCATGCGCGAATTGACAATTCAAGACAAAGTAGCTAACAAGGCTTATTCTTTGAGCGATCAGGACTCCGAAATAGTCTTAGCTTTAATGGACAGAATTTTGGATTTGTACGAAGACGACGAAGACCCGATAACCGACGAAGAATTAAAGGCATTCGATGAAGCATACGAACACCGCAACGACCCTAATTATTGGACTTCAGCCGAAGATCTGAAAAAAGAATTGGAGCTTTGCGAATGAAATGGGCTTTAGAATACTCGGACAAGGCAAAGAAAATACCTAAGAAGCCTTCCAAAACCTGACCGCGAACGTATTGGAAAGACTATTGACAAGCTCCGAGACGGACCGTATAACCGCCGCGATTTAGATATAAAACAAATGAAGGGACGGGACGGCTGGCGGTTAAGAATAGGTAAATATCGTGCTTTGTATATGGTTTATAACGCTGAAATTTTAATAAGCTTTTGTAGTATAATATCCGTAGTATTCCTGTGAATATATACAAAAATCCTTTCTTTTTTACTGACATAAAAATTGCTCTCAATTAAGAGTTCTCGCGGAATATCCGGAGGCTCTCCTTTTATTAATTTTTATTAATTTTATTAATCAGGGAATAAGGAGCGGGTAATGCTCCTATTTTTTTATTTTTATTCAAGGGAGGAGAATTTCTCAATGGAAAAGTTAAAACAAATTAAAGTCTGGGCAATCGAGCAGGTAATGTGGGCGGAACGCGAACTTCGCGGGAAATCAGGAGCTGATAAAAAAACAGCTGTCATTAAAAAACTTGACGCTTTGATCACGCTGCCTTTCTATCTCGAATGGGTAGACGACTTAGTTTTAGGCCTGATAGTAGACAAGGCCTGTGCAGTGTTAAACAAATTCGCCGGGCATAATTTTGCGGACGCTGCTATCGACAAGAAACAGGAAGAAAAATTAGCAGACGAAATAACGGAGGTAAGTATCTAATGGCAAATGATACAAAAAATTTCAAAGTTAGCGAATTTGTATGCAGGTGCGGGTGCGATAACGAAGGCAAGAACGTTAAACAGTCTTTAATCGACATGTGCCAAAAAATCCGCGATGAGGCCGGTATACCAATCCGAATTAATTCAGGCTACAGGTGCCCGGCACACAATGCTAAAGTAAACGGCGCAAAAGGATCTCAACATATTTTAGGCGTTGCAGCCGATTTATCATGCTCGAAGGGCGCGAAATTTTTATTGGGAGTTATCCAAAAACTTTACAGTGAAGGCAAGCTCCCGGAGCTTCAATTCTGCAAAGAGTACAAGACGTGGATACATGTAGATTGCGGGAAGAAGCGCAACAATATTTTTCAGCTTTTAGGTAAATGATCATGAGCGACTATATCGACTACTCAGCTGCATTTATAGGCGCGCTCTTTGGCTATTTTTTCGGAGAATTTGACGGATTTATACACGCTCTAATCGGCGTTGTAATTTTGGATTATATTTCCGGAGTTTTAGCTGCATGTGTCCGTCACGAGCTATCTTCGAGCACGGGCTTTAACGGAATAGCACGGAAGATCACAATATTTTTATTGGTAGGCCTATCGCAAATTATAGACCGCGAACTATTGTCGCACATAGATTTATTCAAAGGAAGCGAATTAGTCCGCGATGCTGTAATTTGTTTTTATCTTGCCAATGAAGGCTTAAGTATTCTCGAAAACGCAATAAAAATCGGCCTTCCCGTGCCGGATATTATCAAAGAAAAATTAGCAATGTTCCGAGATATTCCCGAAAACAAGTAGGAATTAGGAGTTAGGAAGTAGGAAGTCATAACAAGTAGGAATTAGGAGGTAGGAAGTAGGAAGTTAAAAACTTTTCTATTCACTGAGATTATCTAAATAATTTGCCCACCATTGCATGAGTTTTATACGTTGCTGTATGTATTCGGCGTGGTTGTAAGCTCCTCGAATTGCATTATCGGGGACGTGTGCTAATTGACGCTCAATAACATCACGATTAAATTCATGTTCATTAGCTATTGTCGAGAACATAGCGCGAAA